TCTGAAATTTTATCACGACCTGCAAAAATGGCATGTAAATTTTCAGCACTATTCCAAGAATCATTTTTAGCATATTCATTAAAATCACTTGCCATTTGTGCTACAAGTGAAGTTGTTGGTACTATAATGAGTGCTTTGAACTTGGAAAGTTTTTGCTGATAATATCTTAAAATTAAATAGATAATGAAAGATTTGCCAGATGCTGTGGGAGAAAGTAATAGGCATCGTTCATGATTAATAGCATGTAAAAACGCATCAATCTGATAATCTCTTGGCGTATGTGTCAAGTTCAATGATTTGGCAAATCTTTCAAAATCATCTTTATTGTATTTATTAACAACTTTCGGATAACTTTTGTACTCTATTTTATAACTACGATCTTTAGCAAATTTAATCACATGATCAATCAAACCTATATACAGTGCTTTATTTCGTAAATTGAAAAGACGAATTTTTCCATCCCACATTTTATTTTTGTATGATGGCATAAAACGATAACCAGGAACAAGAAATGTAAAATAGTCGTTCAATTCTTGTGCAAGTGCTGGTTCAGAATGAACTGTCATGAACACTTCATTCTTTTTATCTATGAGTAAAGTGTTAGGTTGATATAGCATTTATTATCTTAACCAATGTTTTGATGCGATCCAAGTATTGTCAGAACATAACCAAACTTCTTTATATTCTCTGGGTGTCATATAGTTTTTATTTTTTTTCATCTAATAAACCTATCCATTGTTTTGATACTTTATCCGGATCAAAATTATCCATATTTATCATAACTTGCTTTTTATCTATATTGGACATCCAATTAATTATATCATGTAAATTATTATTTTTGCGTATAATCATATTATTTTTATCAGTTAATATTTCTTCAGCAGCATCTCCCTCATTTGTTATTACAGGAACTCCCAATTGATTTGCTTCCAAATAAACTAGACCAAAAGTTTCTTGAGGAAGTGTAGGTCTAAATAAACATGCCGCATTACTCAATGTTTTCATGGCATTATCATATCTCAATTCTCCCAAAAATCTTATAGGATAATTTAATTTATTAGCATCTTGCAAAAATCTAGTTACAATATCGACATCCTTTTTCATTCTTTGGGGTGGTATACTTATATATAAAGGTTTCCTCACACCTCTTTCATATAAAGCAATATACATTAATACAGCTTCTTTAAGTCCTTTTCCAAATGCGCTCATCCAATAAAGATAATCTCCTCTTTTTTCTTTTTTTTCAATATTTGGAATTCCATTTGGAACCATATACGGAATAACTTGATCACCGTTTACTTTTTTTCCTTTTTTTAAAACATAAGTCTGTACTGCTTTTGAATTAAAAACTCTAGGAATGAGTTCGTGACATGTATACCAATTATGAAACCAGACATAGCTTTTTTCTGCTGAATTTATTTCAATAGGTGATAAAGGTTTTATGTGCGGATTACTCATATAATAACCTTTATGCATATTCAAGGTATATGCAAAATGATTGCAAAATAATCTAACTTTACTATTATCATAATAATGTCGATAAACATTTAAATGTTTAACTCCATTTATTATTCTATCTTTACCATTAGTTTGAGAATGTAAAATCGCTACATCAACTCCTTTTTGAACTAATTTTTCAGCAACTGTTAGAACTTGTCTTTCTGTTCCACCCATTGCCCCACCATCTTCCTCGAATAGTGGTAAGTTTGTTTGAATCATCAAATCGAACATTATGCTCCCATTGTAAATTTTTTCCAATCAATAGCATTTTTAATTAAATATCCTCTATTGGTTAAAGTTTTTATTATTGCTTCTAGATAAACTATTTTTTCGTTTTGATATTCTATCTTATCATCTATTTCAATAATATCTTTATCAGAATCCATAAAACGATCTAAATCAACTTTATTTCTTTTTAAGTCTATGTCAAACTGTGACCAATTCAAATCATCTAATGTGTCTTTGTCAAGTTTACCTGTATAATATAACCATTTTAGTTTAGATAATTCTTTTTTCTTAGATTTCATTCTAGTTAATCTAAGTCTTTCTTCAGAAAAAATTTTGAAATATTTGTTGTGTAATTCTGGTATTTTTGTGGATTCAATGTCTAATTGTGTATCATCAATCGCACAATCACTGGTCCATAATTCTTGTATTTCTTCTAATTTCATTATTCCTCATGATCAAGTATCTCCAATCAATCTTTCAATATTATAAGACGTATAAAGAAAAGTAGTATCTGCCAATACAATATCAGTATCTATAGTAGCTACTGTCATATCTATATCGGATAAATCTGTTGGAAAACAATCTGTAAAAGTTACTTTATACTGTATATTTTTATGACTCGATAAAATCATTAAAACCGCATCTGATGTTAGATATCCTTGAGATTTTAATTTTTTATATTGTGTGAAGTTTTTAGGAAAAGAATATCCGACCAACCAATCATATATCTCCAACCAATTTTTTAATTCTTCGTCAACGATAAAAGATATTCTTAATTCATTAAATTGTGCTTTATCACCCTGTCTCGGAATATCTTTAAACGGGGTTGATTGATATGCAGATCCAACAGATAATCCAGGTAAATTGGCACTTTGACAAAAATAATTAACGTTTGGAATTTGATTTATTTGAAACCTAAAACCGGTTGGTATAAAATAATTTATATTTTTTGGTTGTGCTGAAGCTCGTACCATAATTCTTCTTCGGATATATTAATTACATTATCAATTTTTTTATCATCATAAGATAATCTTTTTAAGATTATATGACTATATTTAGTAGTCAAACTTTTAAAACAATTTATAGATCTTTCTTCAATTGGTTTGACGATATGTTTTTCATAAGCATTCGTACCATCATATATATTATTTCTATCGCCAAAAATATCAAAACCAATTATATATATTTCTTTTTCTTCAGGAAACTTTTCAATCGCAAGACGAATACAAGAATGCCCTGATAACATGTTATCAATACTGTCTATTTCTTTATTTTGATTCCAATTTAAAAATTTTATTTTATGATCATTCGGTAGCCATGTTATAAAATTTCCATGTATATTTCCATGAACAATGCATTCATCTGTTCTCTCATTTTCGATAGTGTCATCTGGCGATGAATCATCTAATTGATATAGAAAATCTCTCATTTGTCCAGGTATAGGACTTAAATTAGGAACATAAAATTCGTTTTCAATCGGATATCCAGAAGTTATAACCTCATGAATCATTTTTGCATCAGTGGATAAAAGATAGTGTGGGGTAAAATCACGATATAAAGCATTACAGCCAAAAGTTATTGAATTTTTCTTTATAAAATTTAAATCTAAATGCTGTCTAGATTTTCCATTACCAATCACTACAATCATTATCAATCTCCACAAGACATAAAAAAAGGAGAGATTTTTAGGTCTCTCCTTTATATAGTCACAAAATTTTCAGAGTGAAATTACATTAAGTTATTTACTCTTACAATTCTGTAATATTCATTGTTATGCTGTCTTGTTGCATAACTTGCTAAGTCAAATGCACCTGAATCATAACCGGTTGTTGTTGGTACTGTTGATCCCTGAGCATATGGATTTCTTACAATACCATATCTGGTCTTAAATCCAATTTTTGGTTGGAATGTTGATGTGTCAACCGCACGTACCATCTGTAGTGGAACATATGGGCAATAGAACATACCAGCATCATAAGAAGAACTACCTTTGTATCCAACTACAAAATAGTTTGAATCATCAGTAACTGTATATGGATCAATGTAAACTCTGTAACGACCATTTAAAACACCAACAAATGTGTTTCCAGCATCATCTGGATTCATGTTGTTGCTGTCTAATGCTGGTGCGTAATCAAGAACACCTGCCATTTGAAGTGCTGAAGCAACATCTGAAGAAGTGATAATCATGTTACCTTTTCCTCTTCTAGTCTTCTTAGCGATCTCATTTGCTTCTCTTTCGATTTGGAACATGAGACCTTTGAATTTTTCTACTGACCATCTACCATTTGAATCTGTATCTAAATCAAAAATACCTGGTAGAGTTGTGTTGTTTTGAGCGCCGATTGTTGCCTCACCGTAAATCTTTCTTACAACTTCCCTGTTGATTTCAGCAAGAATTTCTGCTGAGAGAATGTTAGAAAGTTCAGTTTCAGCATCAAGACCATGAACAGCTTTAAGATCCTGTGCTACTTCCATTGTGTAGTCGGCTCTTAATGCTCTTGTATGAGCGGTAACAGTGACTTTCTCAATTGAGAATGCCATATTTGCTGGTGTAACAGTCTCGCCTAAACCTGTTGACATTGCACCTTGTGCTATTGTAGTTGGTGTTACGTCTGTATTAGCGCCACCAGCAGTTCCATCGATTAATAGGCCAGGTGTTAGATTACCCTGTGTATAGTTACCGTTTGCTGAATAAGAAGTATCAACTTCATTATAGTGTGACTCGTTGCCATTCATTGAATCATATCTTGCTCTCATAGCAAAGATAAGACCTGTAGGACCTGTCATTGGCTGAACACCACAAACATCATAAGCAATCAAGTTTGGCATCGCTCTTCTGACAAGAGAAATCATGATTGGGTCATATTTTGCAACACCACCCGAATCAGGAAGTGATCCTGATGCTAAACCTGCTTCTGTTAAGAAATTTTGACTTGCCAAAACTTGACCGTCTTCTCTCATGGACTTCTCTTGATTCTCAAGAAGAACAGTTGTTACCGCTCTTCTGTATGAATCCTTGATATTACCCAATTCTGGGTGATCAAGAATAGGAGCCCACTTTTTTTGTAAACTTTCTGAAAGATACATTTTTTTAATCTCCTTTGTGTAAAATTACTTTTTAAGGGTTCTTGAAATTGCATCAGCATAACGTCTGATGGTATCGTTACTCTCGAAAACTGTTTCATTTTCATGAACAGACTCTAAATCATCCTCTGTGGTTTCTTCGCTTAAAACTTCTGCTTCCGTATGAACTGGAAAATAATTTTCTTTAATCATATGGAGTTTTTCAACGTATTGCTCAATATCATCAAATTCAACACCTTCTGCAAGTTTTTTCATTTTATCTTTTTGAACATCTGTCAACTCTTCAGAAACAACATTGATTGCTTCTAATTTTTTGTATTCTTTCAATTGCTTAGATGATTGAATATTTTTTTCAATTTCTTTATTTAAAGACTCTTCTAAATCTTCAACTTTTGCGAATAGGTCATCCACTAGATCAACCTTTTCATCTGGAATGTCGATATAGTGTTCGACAAAGAGATTTTTCAAACCAACCATAAAGTCTTCTACGATTTCAGAACGGATGCCTTTATCAAGAGCGAGTTGATTTTCTATCATCCACTCTTTGACTACATAGTTCATGAAGTCATCAACTTTTTCTGTCATATAATTTTTATTTTCTGCGACAGCATTTTCAAGTTCTATTTTATATTGCTCTTCGAGTTTTTCAACTCTCTCTGTGATTTCTTCATTTACTCTAGCAAAAACAGCAGCTTCAAAAATTGTTGCTGCTTTTTCTTTGAATTCATCAGATAATTCTTCACCTTCAATAAGTGCCTGAACATCATCTGCTAAATTAATTTCGAAATCTTCTTTATTTAGAACTAGTTGTTTATCGGTTGAAATTTCTTCAATATGCGAACCCAATTCTTCTTCTGACATATTTTGAATTTCTTCTTCAGTGAAACCTTGATCTAGAAGTGAATTTAAAATTTCTTCTTCTGATAAAGTATCTTCTTCGACTGAATCTAAGGCACCAAGAACTTCGGCAACTTCTTCTTTTGTCATTTCATCTAATTTATCATAGATTGACTTAATCATCGCCATCTTGCTTTCTTTGACTGATTTATCTAATGGTCTTTTTGCAGCACTGGGAACACCTTTAGTGAAATTAGGCTTTGGACCATCAACTTTTTCATTATTGACGCCTGTATCAGAACCTGATTCAGGTGACTTGCTCATTGATTCTTTATTTTGACCGGACCCAGGATAGGAAGCCTCATCAAATTGAGTATCTTCACTCACTTCTAATTCTTCCTGTTCCAGAGCCTCAATTTGTTTTTCTGACATTTAAAACTCCTTTAAGTCTTGAGAAATTGTCTCTGTTTATATTTATAAAATTTTATAGTTTTGAAATAAAACTACTGAATGCTTTAATTTTAGCTTCTGACAAATCTTTAGAAGATGTTTTAGATATCTCCTTTTTAATATTAGCAATCGCCTTCTCTTTGAGGATTCCAGAATCCCAAATCCATTCTTTATTTTCCATAATGCCTTGTACAAATGCATCAGGTGCTGAAGGATCGGCAACAATATCTGCCGCAGTTGCAAGATAAAAATCATCTTTTACAACTTTGACACCATTTTTTTCTTCTAGTGATCCTAAACCTCTTGATGATACTCCCAATTGGGCACCATTATTAATCAAATTCTTAACAATTTGACCATAAGGAGTATCCATAATTTTTGCTTTACCCATAACATTATTACCAACAGTATATAGTTCAGTAATCATGTGTGATACGCGCTCAAGATTTATACCTGGTCCTTCTGGATGACCCAATTCACCAAATGCTCTGTTTTTTTGCACATAATCTTTATCATATCTATTTACCTCATTGAACAAAATATTTTTTGGATACATTCTTCCATTTTTATTTTTCACTTCAGCCATCATAAAAGGTCCCGAGATATATAGATCTTTTTTACCATCTGAACTAGATTCAGTGATATATTCTATTTCCTCATTGACTTCGGTTAATAGTTTCATTTTATTATTTCCTTTTATTTAAAATGCGCTGTATATCTTGTTGTTTTTTTACCTTGAATAATCTTTTTGCGATTTTTCTAAGTCTAGGTAAAATCTTTTCAATTCTATTTGAAATCATAATTTTCTGCGAAGGATTTAGGTCTTTGTAATTTTGACCACCAGCTAATTGTTGTTTTTTTTGCATTATTGCGCTTCTCATTGCTCTTTTTTTTAAAGCATCAATTGTAGCAATCTTTCTTAATGTTCTTTTTCTGCCTTTAATCATTCTAATCTTAAATTTTTTTGCCCTTCTAGATGCCCTTAACATTTGTGCTAAACTAAATTTTCTTTCTATTAATTCAGTCATCTTTATCTTCTTTTGGAAAATGTTTTAAATATACCAGTTTTAAGAGTTCTTTTTCTTTTTAAATTTATCAATCTTTGTTTAGTTTTTCTTTTCTGCAACGCTTTTCGAATTTTTACATTTGTTAAAGGATTGTATTTTCTGCGCTCCTTTTGTGACATTCTAACAATACGTTTAGATCCTCTTACTTTTTTGTATCCTTTGCCAATTAAACTTCTACTCTTTCTATAGAAATTTCTAATCGCTTTTCTTTTGCCTGCAATAGTTTTAACTTTGTTAATTTTCTCTATTTTATTAGACATGAATTTTTATAAATGTGCGATTTTTGTCATATTGACGATAGCACCACCACTCGATGCTTTTTTTATAATTTGTGCCGGATCTTTTAAAATAGTGTGCATACCTGTTGTTAAACTAATTGATCCGACCAATGTTGAATTGTCAGATTCATAAACTTCAATAACTCCAGCAACACTAACTTCTGCTGATACAGCAGTTGCTTTGTTAAAATCAGAACCCGTTATATCAAGTAAAGATGTTGTTCCTAATACTTTATACATTTTTCAATCCGTTATTGCTATTTTAGTTACTTTACATCCTGTGCAAGTAATGACTTCAGCGGGTTTTTTTGCGATTTTATGAAGACCTGCTGCTAGATTTATTGTTCTTGTATCTGTACCTTCACTATTATCTACTGTAACTGTTATTGGTCCAGAATCAATAGACACTGCAACTGCTGTGGCATTAGTGATATTACTTGCGCTTGGATTTTCTTCTAATGCAGCTAAAACTTTAAATTTCATAAATTTCTACTTTTTGAAAATGAAACCATATTCCAAAAACTGTCTTTGCTCTCAAAAAGTTTTTTGGAAAAATCTTTTTTATTTTTTTCGTTCAGCTTAAAATATGTTTCTAATAAACTATATGCATCATCTGGTTCTACTATTACTTGTAATTTATCTCCGAGAACAACTCTGTGATGCTCATTCATTTTTACGATTTTTTTAAGTAATGGAATTAAATCATCAATGTGATGAACATCTTCGTACATATGATCGTCTTCATCATCATATTCATCCATGTAAGGATTTTGCTCTGGACCGAATTCCATTTCATATTCAAGATAATGCTTGACTGATGAAATATAATCTGCTGCTTTAGCAATCTTCTCTTGAACCCATGATTCTAGCTCGTCATGGTCATCCAGCATTTCAAACAAATCTCTACTATATTTGTGCATTTTGTAAAGATTTTGTTTTGCCATTCTGCCTTCATAGTCATTGTAATTCTTTTTTAATCCTGATGGTGAAAAAACAGGACTGTTTTGTCTGTAATAGGCATTTTCTGAAATTTTTTGTTTTTTATTGCTATAAACGTCTTTAAAGTTTTTCATAGATTCTTGAGAAAAAATTATTAGTATACTGTTTTATTTATACAAAAAAGAAATTCACTATTCATTTATTTGTTTTTTTTCTTCATTTACTATAGATTTATTATCTTTTATCATTCTATTGATAGTCATTTGATGACCAATTATATTTTTAATTTCACTTGCTGGAGTACTGTTACTTATAGAACGAGTTTCATGCTCAAATTTTAGTTTCAGTGTATCAAATTGATGTGTATTTGGGTCTTGATCATCAAAAGAACCATCATTTAGTTCTTGTTTTATTCTATACCAATGTTCAATTTCTCTGACTCTGTGGTGAGCATCTTTTTTAATTTTAGAAATATTCCATTCGGCCTCTTCAATATTGATTTTATGAATTTCTAGATCAAATTCATTATTGAATTGTGTTATTTGTTTCATTTTTTTTAGATGAACTAACGCTTTTCGGTATTGAAAATTTAATTCCATCAAATTTTCATACATTACCGATTGTTCTCTCACACACTGCCAATATTTACTAGCTCTTGTTGGATGTTTACCGTCGTTTAAAACAGATAATCTCATTTCAGTTTCAGTTCTAAGAAACTGTTGTTTTTCATAAGAACTTTCAGCGTCACTTTTTATTTTTTTTATAAGGGCGTAATCATTCTTATTCAAAAGTAGTTCTAAATCATTCATTTTATCCCCTAAGTTATTTCAACTCGTCTAATGCATATAGCAGAAGCGAATATATTGCTTGTGTCAGTTATATTATTAGAATTATAAGAATAAAAACCTCCACTCAGTTTCTTTGAACATTTTATATAATGATTAGTGGTTGTACTGTCGTAATAACGAAGCAAATAATCTTGAATTACACCTCCATTTGTCGATTCATCATTCCATCCAGTATAGTATACTAATCCTGATGGTGTTGCTCCTGGCCAAGTTTGTGTAAAAAATCCTGCTATGGAATTCACTTTAAGCAGTAAGTTATTTGGATCATATTGCCAATAATAACTTGTTCTAGTATCTTCTGTCGATGACATATAAGGTATTGTTGGGAATTTACTTCCAAAAGAAGTGTATACACCATTAATATTTTGATAAGCATTTGGAAAATTATCATTATACCAACCCCCACTCACATAACCCCAACTTGAAGGTTCCTGTTCAGTTCCCATTATTATATTACATGGATATTGCGATTGATTCAATAACCATGCATAACTTCCGACATCTGTAGTCGTTCCCCACATATTCGCATTATAATCTGAACGAGTAACATAAGGATTTTTATGTGCAAAAATATCATCTGTTTCATCATAATAATTTTGCAATATGGGTATAGTTTCTAAACTATAAGGTCTTTCTCCAGATGGTAAATGATATCTATTGACATAATACATGTTTAATTCTGCCACAGCAGGCAAATACCAATCGGTTTGATTACCTACAGAATTATCATTCATATAATCAACAAATTCTAAAATATTCCCTGTCTGAGTTGTATTGTATAAGTTTGTCGTAGACCATAAATTATTTCTACCATCAAACTTATCATAATTACCATAATATCCATAACCATCAGTGTGATAACCGTTCCACGTTGATGGTGTCGGAAACCCAGATACATTATTATACGATAAATAAAAGGCATCGCCTTCAGTTTTCTTTGCAACTATTAATCTAAAATATTTACTATTTACAGAATCAATACTATTTGCATAGTATATACCTCCTCCAAATTCATCCCCTATTTTGGGTATATTAGACTGAGGCGTAGTCCAATCAGTATACGATGACCAATTTTCACAATAATATCCTGGAACTTGTGATGTTTTTGCTCTAAATTTATATCTGATTCCGTTTGTTAATCCAGTAACTCTAGCTCTATATTTGCCTGTTTCATATTGTTCAAAATTTACTGGATCATCTGAAGTGTATTCAACTTCATATCGATTTCCATTTTCAGGAAAAACTTCAATTATTATTCCATATGCTGTCGCTGAATTTGTTTTATCACTGATGGGTTGTGTAAACGTAAATTCGCCAATTTGACTAGCAGAATATTTATTACCTGTAACCTCATAAGATAAGTCATATAAAGCTGTAACATTTGTAGGTGTACGCAATTCAGATTCTGATAATGTTGCAATAACAGAAATATTATCAGTATCCAAGTATCCAGCTGTATTATTTTGTCTTAGAAAAGCAACAAAATTAGTTTCATATGGAACCGTCACACTAAAACTAGTTGAAACTTGCTCTGTCTTAAGTTGAAGTTGATTATTATAATACAAATAAAAATCATAAGTTACAGGATAACCACCTGTATTAGTGTCTCCTAATAATGGTGTAAATGTAAAATTTAATTTAAATGTACCATCCAGCAATAGTTGATCCAAATCGATTTCATATGTTAAATCATTTACTTTACTAACCGGTTTTCCTTTTGGAGTAATAGCAGAAGATTCTGGAGATTCAAGACTCTCTCCAAAACTATTAGTTGCTTTTGCGTAAAAAGTATATTGCTGTCCTCTGGTTAAATTTGTAAATGTAATCGGTGAAGACGATCCAATTTGTGTTATATTGCCAGGTGATAATCTCACTGACCATTGTGTTATTGGATCTTTAACTAAATGCGTATTTGCGGATAATGAGACAACAACCGAATCAGTATTATCACTAGTCGTAACTGAAGTTATTGTAGGTTTTTTTGGTGCTGCCCCATTTATTGAAAATGTTTTTATTTTATCGTTTACTTCCGCACTCGAATTGAATTTTAAATAATACTTATCATTATAATAATATAGCTGACTTTCATCCGTACTGTTTTGTGCTGATAATTCATTAAAAATAATATAATCTACTTCAACAACTCCAGATGTTAAGTTGCTAATTCCTGTTGAAGAATCTGAAACATCCCATTTTGAAGTAACAGTGTTATATTTTAATAGTTGTCCTTCTATCGGTGTTGTACTTGGTCCATCTGTCAAATCTGATGTGGATGCTGAATATAAATCGTCTGATATCTTATTATTACTGCTTAAAATTTTCGCTATCTTAGAATTTTTAGTTGTCATATCAAGTAGCCTGTATCAGACTGAATGTATCTACACCCCCATAAGAATCGGTGTATTCTTCAGTTGAATTTTTTAAATCAGATGATGTCCAACCCCATTGAGTATGACCACCACAGCAAAATGCTGCTGATGAATTACCACCAGATGCTGCGCCTGATCTTGCTGATGACATAGCACCTCCTACAGACCATGTTGAACCGTTGAATTCGCTTGTATTATTCAAAACGTAAGAGTTACCCGATACCATTGCATAAAAACTCTGTGCCCATCTATTACCCGCTGGATATAGTGCAGAATTAGATCCTCCAGCTCCTTGAGTATGAAAATGACCAGTAACCATATTTGGACTATAAAAAGGATTTGTAATTAAATCACCATTGGAATCATACCCGAAATAATCTTCGTCTGCAAAAACAGCAGGCACAGTAGATGGAATGTTACCGTCATTACTCCAAGATGATCCATTGTATGATTCGTAAGAATTTATATATGAAGATCCATCAGTGCCCCAATAAATTATTCCGCCCCCTGCTATTAGTGAATTTTGAGTTCCCCACAGACCATGTGCTTCTCTAGAAGTGATCATACTATCTCCGGTCGACCAACTAGAACCATTATATTCATATGTTCCTCTATATGAAAAAACTGGATTTGTAATACCATTATTATCATATCCATATTCTTCGGGGGGTGTTGCATCTGCATAATAATGATAAGAACCCCCCGTTGTAATTCCAGCATTGATTGATCCTGCTGATCCCATATCTACACAATTCGTTGGAAAAGTTCCACTATTTGACCATGAACTTCCATTATATTCTTGTGTAGTTGTTCTATATTTTTCAACATTTCTTACTTGATTTGCAGCCGAATATGTTGGATCATCTATAGTTGTAAAATAAACGCCTGCTGCAATTACTGCCGCATTTTGACTTCCAAATGAAACATGACCAAAACGAGATTGTGATAAATTTCCCCCAGTAGACCAATTTGTTCCATTATACTCATAAGTAGAGTTTCTAGTTTGAAGTGTGTCTTGATTATAATTAATACCTTGAATACCAGGATATGCACCCGCATCATATATCCAACGATGGCCCGAACCTTGGGGTCCAGATGCAGTTGCCATCATCGATGATGGATTAGCAGAATTATAAATTTTACCACCTGTTAATAAACCTGCGGTTAATGTTCCAGCGCCTTTTCCATCCATAAATGATGCCGGCACGTTTCCGCCAGCTGACCAAGTACCCAGAGATAAGGGCAAACCAATAACAGAATCATTATCTTCATTGAAATAAAATAATCCTTCTTGAATAATATCTAAAGCACTTATTTGAGAATTTTGTGTAAAATTTATACTATCTAACGTTAATGTTGTTATATCACCACCTGAAACAATTTCAACAACATAAGGTCTGTAATAAGAATTAACACTGTCGTAAATTAAAAAATCTCCATCTTGTTTGTTGATCAAATCAACATCTGATAGATGGTCGATTGATGATGAAAAATTCGTTTTTTCAATTTTACTCGTACTATTAATTAATTGAGCAACATATAGATTTTTACTGGGCATATTAAGATACTTCTAAATTTATTGTGCTATTATTGAGAACGCCTTCTTCGCTCGTATCAGAATCGACAGCAAAATAAAATTGATTATTATGTACAAATAACATCCCTGCTTCAATTGTATCAGGAACATTTCCTGAAAACACTATTCGGTCAGTGGATAAAGTAGTTTTTGTATAGTCAGTTCCGCCTGTGATTGTTAAATCCTGCGCTTCCCATTTACCTGTACTGGAATTATATTGTAAACTTTGATCATTTGATAGATTATTCAAATCAACATCATTAAAATCCGATAAAGAGATATTATATTTGTTTTTATCTATTTTATAATCATTTGATGAAATCAATTGCGCTAAAATTAATGTTTTATTTGCCATTTTTTATAACTATCTTTAATTCTGGTAAATATAAGAAATTTATTTTTGAATCATAAAAAGTATCAATAGCATCGTCAATTGTTTCAACTAGAGGCTGACCCCCCAAATTGAAAGACGTATTAAAAAGTAAAGGTACGCCTGTTTCATCGTAAAATGATTTAATTAACTCATAAAAATATTTATTTTGAGAATATTTTAATGTTTGAACTCTACAAGTCCCATCTATATGAATCACTGAAGGTATAATTTCTTTTTTATCTTCTAAACAATTTACAGCATACATCATAAAAGGTGACTCTTCCAGAGTTTTCATGTCAAACCATTCATTAACATATTCATGTAAAATTGTTGCCGCAAAAGGTCTAAAAAATTCTCTCTTTTTAATTCTATTAACATGATCTTTACCATCTTTAAATGTTGGATCAAATATTATAGAACGATTTCCTAATGCTCTTGGACCATTTTCTGATCTACCTTGAAACATAGCAATAACATTTTTTTCTCTCAATAATTTAACAACATCGAAATATTCAACAGAACTAATTTCTAAATTTTTACTTTTAATTTTATCTATTATTTGTTCTTTTGTAATATCATATTTTGGGCCAAGATATAATGATTCTAATTTTTTATTAACTTTATAACTTTGACTCAAATTATGATGATAATATTTTGCTGCTCCTATAGATGTTCCTGCGTCATTTGATATTGGTTCAACATAAAAATTAACATCCAATTCTTTTAAGCGATCTAGATAATAATAATTTGCCACGCAATTTAAACCATAACCACCCGTTAAAATTACATTTTTTATTTCGGTTTTTTTAACATATTTTTCTATTAGATTGAGAACTTGTTTTTGAGATTCGACTTGAATTTTATATGCTAAATCTTTTCTATTTTGTAAATTATAATGATCAACAATATCTTGACATCCAAAACTTAATTCAATATATTTTTGATCATTGATTACAGCGCCGTTTGGATAAGTTGGGATGACTAAATTCCTATTAGTTGAAACCCAATTAGCGGTTCCATTTTCGTCCGTAAAAAAATCAGGTATATTTTTATTTGGTTTTCCGTATGGAAACAATCCCATAGTCTTACCCGCTTCTATAGGATACCAACCACAATATTGTGTTACTGCTTCGTATGCTTTGACTATACCAGCACCATCATCAATATAAATTTCGCAATCATTATCATCAACAATTAAAGACCTAAAGGGACCTCTACCACCCAAATGTTTATATAGTGGTTTTTGAAAATCTGGATATTTACAATAAAAAATACTTTCTACCTCCCAAAGTGTTAGTTCATCTCCGTCTATATTTGAAGGTATGAAAGTTCCAGCACCATCAATAACAAATGTCAACGCTTCATCAAAACCAGAATTATAAAATCCACAGTATGAGTGCATTTTATGATGTTCTTGATAAGTTTCAATTATTTTGTCTTTATTTTTTATTAGTCCAAATTTTCTCAATAAATTTTCATAAACTGTTCCGCCAACATAATCTGTACGACTATCATCTGGTTGTGTATGTGCAATAACACAATAGTCAAGATGATCAGTATATTCCTTTAACTTGACTATGGATGCATAAGGTCCACCATCATACTTATATCTTGTCAATCTCTCTTCTTCGACTGAAAAAATTAACTCTCCATTTTTCAATAAACACACTGATGCATTATGACCTCTTGATATTCCAGCAATATATCCAGTATTCATATTAAGCAACTTTTTTATTTGGAATTAATTTTTTTACTTTTATTGGCTCCCCTAAATTTTCTCGAACATTTGAAATAATTTTTTCTTCTGTCTTTTTATCGATCAACATGCAAGTTTCATTTTTTCTATTATATTCAGCACCTTCTATTATTCGTATAGGCATGTAACTTCTAGAATTTTTTCCGACATCAAATATTTTTACCATATCATCATCAATATAAGAGACATTAGTGGGATAAGTCGAACCAATAACCACTGTCGATTTTGTATCAACTGATCTAGCGAGATGTTGACCAAGTGAATCACACCCTAAAAAATAATCAGACATTTTTATAACTGCTGCCCACAATCTTAAATTTTCAGTCTGAGGAACTGCAATAGGATTTTCATCATCTATTTTTATTGGTAGTGAATTTTGTGACATTAGTAATACTGTATAATCTTCTCTTAGATTTTGTATGATATTTACAGCATTTTGCATTTCAAAAGAACGGTAAGAATAATCAACAAACTCACTGCCCACTTGTTGTATACCTCTACCAAATGGTTGAAAAACAACTACTTTATTTTTACCTGTTTTTAATCTAACTTCATCTAATAATTTTATTGCTTCTGCAATTTCATCTCTATATAAATTCAATTTTGGTTTTTTAGAATCTCTAATTTCATCTAGTCCATTAATAATTTTATCAAAACCTTGAATTATAGAACATTTTTGATTATAATACTCCCATAAATGATAAGGTTCTGGATAAACAACTTGTCTATTTTTAATTAATTCTTTGAATATATTTTTGTGACTGGGTGAATATACGCGGTCATATAACAATTTGCTTGATAGGAAAAATTCACTCGCAGATTCTGCAATAATGATAAAATCTTCATCTTCGGAATTTTCAGCATAATATTCAAGTGCGGGTAAAGAACATAGTACTCTACCCGCGCCACCATTTATAAAAAATGCTTTTGATTTCATTTGTCTCCATCATAATTTAAATATCTGGATAAGGCGGAAACATGTTATATGCTTGCCACGGTGTATAATTTTTTAAATTTTCTGGTAAGTCTCTTAATAATTGTCTATACGTAATAATTTTCACTCTCATTTCTTCAGGCATATCTGGTGAAAGAGCATTGTCTGATGCTTTTAATTGTTCATTTCTCAGTTCTTTAACAATTTCCCAAGTAAATTCTTCGTCTACATTTATACCTGCCAAATCTTGAATGGTTACGACTTGCGGCTCTAATCTTTTAGTTTCAACATTATATGTTAGTGTTTCCTTATAAACATCTAAAGGTGCCATAGGCTCAAAATATACATATTCCCTATAACCATGTACTGGCGGGCAAACTGAAATTGTCTGTCTATTACCCAATTTTAAATCGGTAGAACTTTGTGACATTCCTGGTGGTCTAGCTATATATGCAACCAATGTATCGATAGTAGCATCTATTTCGACATATCTTATATTTCTAGGTCTAGGTCTACCATCATTTATCATTTTTTCATCAAGTGTAGCGCCAATAATAGTTTCATTTGTATCAATATCTACCGATACCCATAATCTATCATCCCCAACATATTCCCAATATGTTCGTTTATTTTTTGAAAAATTTGTCGATAAATATTCATCAGGAGTTTTAAAATAAAAAGGTACTGTTATTATTCCCATAAAAAATCCTAAAAATAAGTTACTTTAACTAAACCCGGTCCGCCCATTCCGCCGCCAGCACAACATTTGTAATTATAACCACAATATGTGCTATCACCGGTGAGTCCTCCTGCGGCCCAACCAGGAATAAAACAAGAACAATGGCACCAATATTCAATTGTTCTCATATGTCCAAACAATCCTATCCAAGGCGCAGTTCCTCCTATTTGATGGTGTGTCCAGCAATGACATGTATTTGAATTTCCAGTGCCAGTAGTTCCTGCCATTCCAAAATCAGCTCCAAAGTGAGGGCAAATATTTTGATTTGCGCATATTTGATTTGTTCTCGGTCCATGTGCATCACCATTACACATGATTCCACCACAACCACCCATTGTACAGAAATTGGTTAATCCATTTCCTATCACATAAGAAGAGCACCCTTTGCCCCCATTACATCCATGAAATTTTTCACAGCTATATGTACCACCAGCACATATAGTATATGAGTCGCCAGGAGTAACACCAATCGTTTTAACTGCCCAGTTTCCTCCTGCTCCTGGTATTCCCATTGAACAGCAATTGCAACAAGTCATTCCTGCACCGCCACCTCCTCCAGACCATATTTCAAAAGTTGCCTTAGAGACTCCTGATGGAACAGTCCACTCACAGCATTTTCCATTGGCAATTTCGCAACAATCTCCATTATTTGAACATTGTTGACACATTTCCATTCTTTCATTGAAAACCCATAATATATTATAATAATTATCAGTTTGAATTGTTTGCGTCTCTAATTTATTTTCTAATAAAATTATACATTTATTAATATCTTCTATTGTTGCTGTTGAACAAATGCTTTTTTCTGTAATTTGAATCTTTGCTTTAGTGCCAACTATGTTATTGATGATAACATCAATTTCAGAGTTTAGGGGTGGTGGATTATCAAAAACCAATTCGTTACCATCTATCACATAATCTCTTTCTGGTCTTTGATATAAGCCTTCAACAAAAACTAATATCTCATTTGATTTGTCTGCAAGATTTGAATTTTGTGGAAACAATTCAAATCTAATTGTATTTTCGGAATAGGATGTGAAATGAAAAGTTTCAGATTTTTGAAGAGCAATTGATAATTTTTCTTTACTGATCGAACCATCGGGAATTACTAATCCACTCTGTTCAACAACTCTTCCAGAAAACTCAGACCCCTTTTTTGGTGCATCTATAAAAACAATTGAATTATTGTCAGATGAAATATAATAATCTTTTTCTGGAATAAGAAGTACATTATCGAGTAAAATAAAAGTAGATCCAATAGACGATATAAAAATCGTATCGCCTTCAGATTTCATTTCAAATTTTGTACGCATCCCGTCAAAATCATTAGACATATCATCTAGGAGTCTAAAACTTGATGCAACTGATGTATTCCCTTGACCCAAATAAGGCATATGAATCCGTAATTAATATTTTGTTTAATATTTAAAAATAAGTTACTTTAACTAAACCTGGTCCGCCCATTCCGCCGCCAGCACAACATTTGATATTATTATCACAATATGTGCTATCACCGGTGAGTCCTCCTGCGGCCCAACCAGGAATAAAACAAGAACAATTGCACCAATATACAGTTGTCGTCATTGTTCCAAATTGTCCCATAAAAGGAGCCACTCCTCCAATTTGTCTATGGACCCAACAATGACATGTATCTGAATTTCCAGTTCCAGTAGTTCCTGCCATTCCAAAATCAGCTCCAAAATGAGGACAAATATTTTTATTTGCGCATATTTGATTTGTTCTCGGTCCATGTGCATCACCATTACACATGATTCCACCACAACCTCCTAAAACGCAAAAATTTTCTAAGTTGCATCCAATTACATATGAATTGCAACCCATTCCCCCTATACATCCATGTTTTTGTTCACATGGATAAGTTCCTCCAGCGCAAATTGTATAGACATGACCTTCAGTCACCCCAATCGTTTTAACTGCCCAGTTTCCTCCTGCTGCTGGTATTCCCATTGAACAGCAATTGCAACAAGTCATTCCTGCACCGCTACCCCCACCCGACCAAATTTCAAATGTTGCTTTTTTTACACCTGATGGAACAATCCACTTACAGCATTTTCCATTGGCAATTTCTATGCAGTCACCATCATTAGAACATTGTTGGCATTTTTCCATTCTTTCATTGAAAACCCAAAGAATGCCACCATTTTTATACAAATTTACGGTATGTGTTTGATCAAGATTATTATTCAATACTGTTAAACAGCTCTGTATATTTGCTATTGTATCTGAATTTTTAATACAATCATCAGCAATCTCGACTATTTTTTTTGTTTTAGATAATTTTGTAATTACAACGTCTATCTCTGAATTTATTGTCGGAGAATTTGTTAAGATCAATTTATCATTTGTTATTTGATAATCTCTAGTTGGATGTTGATATAATCCCTCAATGAAAACCATTACATCATCATCTTCAAAAATAAATAAATTATCGTTTTCAAAATTTAAATTAAATTCTTTTTGATCGTCATAACCTACTGAAAAATGTTTTGTTCTAGATTGTTTTAGAGTGATTGATAGTTTTTCTTTAGTTATAACATTATCTGGTATACTTAATCCAATGGTTTTTACAATTCTTCCATGAAAAGTTGATCCTGATGTGGGCGGTTCTTTGAAAATAATATGTTTTTTATCATCAGAAATGTAATAGTCTTTTGTTGGAGTCAACATTACACCATCAATAACAATATATGTTGAACCAATGCTATTGACTTCAATATCTACATTAAAGTGTTTAATTTTAAATTCAACTCTATCATTATTGAATAATGATGATAAATCATCTAAAAGTATATAGCTAGTAGATTCTGCTAACTCTGCTTGACCTATGTACATTATAATTCTCTATAAGAAGAATACTCGTAAAGTATTAATTCAGTATAAAAATGATTCGATAAACTATCATACGTTTCATCTGGTGTTGAATCGCTGCCATTTACATTATTTGATGTTATTATAGTAGCTACATTATCATAACCCCTGGCGTATATTTCAACTTGATAATCAAAATTATTATATTTTGTATCTGGAAATATTTCCTGAACATCTATCCAAAATGCTTTTTGAAAATGATTAATATCCTGATCACCATGATTCATTAATGTACTGTGTCCAGAATTACCTAACGATATATATTTAGATATTAATCCTGATTCTGTATATTTAACTCTAATTCTTATTTTAAATGCTATTCCACCCCATGCTACTCCTTCATTACGACATGGTATGTATAAGTCCATTTTTATTTTGCTATTTTTATAGCAATTTTCAAAATAAGGAAAATCTGTATATTTTACAAAAGATGTAGGAACACTATTATTACCATGTGATTCAACATATCTTCTTACTTGTCTAAGATGATATCCATGACCAAATTTGGGAATTAAATTTTCAACTACAACATCACCGGTTAAATCCAATAAACCGTTATTGTTTATATTGTTTACTTTTAATGACATTAGTCCCTTATTGACGCATACTCAAAATATATTACCTCGGAAAAAAAATGATTTGAACGAGAACCTATGGCCCAATCCTGAGCGTTTATATCATTCTGATCAGTTCTACCAACGTATGCAGTACCATCATACGATCTCGATCTTATTTTTAAATTAAAATCAAAATCACTATCAATTGTTTCTGGAAAATATTCTTGAACATCTATCCAAAAAGGTTTTTTGAATGTATGTATATCCTGATCGCCTTCATTCATGACTGTTACATAACCGGTATTTCCTAAATTTCTATAATCTGAAAAACCACCAGAACTAGTTCTTACTCTTATGCTATATTGAAAATAAACACCACCCCAAGAAGTTGAATCATTTCTTGCTGGTAAATATGTTTCCATTCTGATTTTACTGTTTTTCAAACAACCATTGATTGAAGGCCATTCATAAATTTGTGCCCAAGTTGTCGTTACACCATCAACATAAGCTCGTTCCCAAAATCTCTCTACTTGTCTCAAAGTATAACCATTACTTTCCTTAGTCAATAGACGATCATACTTTACATTTCCATTAAAATGAATTGGTCTAGAAGAATCAATACTTTGAATTATATTTGTTTGTAGTTCGCCGCCTAAATTGTTTTCATCATCTTCCAATTCATCAGAACCAATTATATAAATTGTTCCTTTCATTGAGACATGAGAAATACTATTGTAATATAAAAAATCAGGAGTATTTTTATTAGGTATTATTGTTATTGTACCAGATTCTATGTTATTATTTTTTATGACTTCATCATCGTTATATAATTCATCGGCATCTATTGTACTCAATCTGTTAATTACAAATTTATCTCCTTCCAAATTTACAATGAATTTATATGTGTTACCTCTTTTCAAATAAATGGGAACATTATATCCCCCAGCACCACCAGTAAAAGAAAAGTATTGATTATCGCTTGTTGATGTGACATTAAACTCGTTAAAACCATCTATAATTTTAAATATTCCATTTAAATTTTTATCAATATCGGATTGATAATACAATTCATCCGGTGCATCAATTGGAACTATGAAAGTTATAAAATCTTCTTCTGCACCATTATTAAACAGACCAGTATTGTATGTGTGATAGTTTCCCAAATAATTTTTTTTCTCTTTTATATAAAATTTATATCCTTCAGTTCTGATATTAAATCTATAAATTTTTCCTCTTTCAAGAGTTAAAGTTGGATTAATGAGTTGTTGATATGTAATTGATCCGCTATCATCAAATTCTGCAAAACTAAAAACATATTCATTAATGCCAACCACATTTGATTTTACAGTGACTTCTATTTTTTGAGTTTCAGGTAAGTAAATATTTTCTAAAGTTGCCATTATATGATGCCCTGCGGTTGTAATACGATTGTTGGATCATAAATTATATTTTTTTCAGTTTTATCAATTGATTTTGCAGTTGCATATTCATATATTATCATTTCTGGATGAAAATGAGTATTATGTTGACTGTGTTCAAAATAATCATCTAGTCTATTCACATCATTATACCTACTGGCAACCCATGCAGTGTCATTATTCGTTCTACCTCTCCAAACAAAATTTACTGAGAAATTTTTTACTTTTGTTCGTCCATCGTATAAACCAGGATCAATCCAAAAAGATTTTCGATAATGCTCGTAATCTTCATCACCTTCATTCATCGACATAGAGTGTCCACTATTACCTAAAGAAAAAGTTTCTGTATAGTCATATTCATCTTCATAAAGAAATCTCATATTTAGACTGAAATACATTCCGCCCCATCCAGTATAACCATTATATACTGGGAAATACACTTCAACATAAATTTTACTATTTGGAAGGCAAACACCAAAATCTGGCCATTGTGTATTTTGAGGTGCCCTAGTCGTTGCTGGTGGTACTGTAGATGCGGAACTATTATTAAATGGTGACAAATATCCATGGGTTGTTGAAATTGTAGAAGTATCTAATCTATACATTCGCTGCACATTCCTAAGTGCATAACCAGTACCTTCAACAGGTAAAAAATCTTCAACTACAACATCACCTTTTATATCTAAATATGATTCATCATATTTCTCAATTTTGTCCACTGTTATTGAACTACTCATGATAGCTGAACTTTTCCTATTAAATATTTAACAATAACTATTCCGGATCCGCCGTCACCCCCAATGCTGCATACACTGTTCCACTCTCTTTGACCCGATCCCCCTCCGCCAGAACCACTATTTTTTGCTGCCATCCCACCATTTGCATTTCCATAATTACCATCCTGACCTAAACCATGAAAATCTAAATTTCTAGAGCCCCCCTGAAGTTCTCTAGCAAACCAACCACTACTGCTACCTCGACCACCTGCACCACCACCTCCACGACCTCCCATTCCTGGTCTTTGATCCCATCCTCCACCACCCCCTCCACCTGCATACCAATATCCGTCTATGGGACAGAGAAATCCACTACCTCCATTACCGCCCCATTTGCCACTAATTGCATTTGATCCTCGTTTTAAGGCACCACCTCCGCCGCCACCTTCATCACCAGCACCATTACCCCCATCATTTCCATAAAGAGTTCCCCAAGGTACTGAATAAACTATTTTTTTGCCTTTTCTGCCCCCACCGCCAGTATGGCCACCCCCGCCACCTGATCCTCCAGGTCTACCATCTTTTCTTCTTGAATCAGATACATTTCCGTTGTATGTTCCTCCTCCACCGCCTCCTATTGCAACAGCGTCAGCGAATGTAGTTGATTTTCCATCATTACCCCAAGTGTCCCAAACTGCACCTTTACCACCTTCACCTATCATTGCATCATATATACCAGGTTCCATATATCTAAATCCATAAATTACAGCACCTGCTCCTCCACCCCCTCCATGACGACCTCCCCCACCACCTCCGCCGCCTACCATAAAAATTTCAGCGGAAATTGTTTTTCTAACATATAATGCACTATTTGCTATAAAAGAATGTATACAATATAAGTTATCTTCTACTTTTTCATAAGTAGTAATGCCACCTTCAGCATATCCTTGTATCTGTTCAATCACTCTTTGAATGTAAGGTTGAGTTCTTTTTCTAAAAATTCTTCTTAATGTTCTTGCCATTATGCTATCTGATATTCTATGATTACAATTCCTGATCCACCATCTCCTCCAATACCACAATAACTATTATTATCTCTTTGTCCTGATCCACCACCACCACCCCCTGTGTTTACCCCAGCATGTCCACCAAACGGATTACCATAACCCCCCGAGGCTCCTTGTCCAGGAAATGGCAATGTTCTGCCATCGTTACCTCCAGTATCATCGCCAGCAATTACTGAACCTGTAGAATTTCCACGACCTCCACAACCGCCACCGCCACGACCTCCAGCGCCCGCTCGCTCAGTCCAACCTCCGCCACCTCCGCCGCCAGCATACCAATATCCATCTACTGGACATTGTATACCATCACCCCCAGCACCCCCGTAAGAACCCCCCGATGCATTTTGTCCTACAGCACCAGCTCCGCCGCCGCCGCCACCCTCATTACTTCCACCAGAACCCCCATCATTTCCATATGCAATTAAATTAGAATCCACCACAGTTTGTATAGAACTGCCACTCACACTAGGAGCATGACCGCCTGCGCCTCCACAGCCCCCATTTGCACCACCAGGATATGATCCACCACCATATGCTCCGCCACCTCCGCCGCCTATCGCAGTTTCACCCAAAAATGTTGTATCTTCTCCACTATATCCTGTGGTATCTGAAAATGCCCCTTTACCGCCCTGACCGATTATAATAGGATAAACATCATTGTAAATAATGATATTGCCAGCAATGATGCCGCCACCTCCACCGCCACCCCCATGACGACCACCACCACCTCCACCGCCACCTACAATAAATATGTACGCAGAAAGTTGAGTATTAACTTTAAATGAACCAGAATTCAAAAAAGTGTGACTTCTATAAATATTATCACCATCTTTTCTATAAGAAATTATGCCGCCATCAGCATCCAATAAAACTTCATCTGACACTGTTTGAGTTAAAACAACATCATCTACAACTTCAACATAATTTTTTAAGAGTCTTCTAAAAGTTCTCATACTATTGACAAATTGCCTTTTATGATCATTTTACCGTTATTTTTAATGTTAATGGGCCCTGCTATCATACCATTTGATCCTTCTTCAATCGTTAATGTATCCGATAAATCTTGTGAGTTTTGTCTTACGATTAAACCAGATGCTGATGCGTATTTATCTACGGATGATGATTCTGAAATAGCATTTCTTAACGCTCTTGAACTCATTTAATTGTTCCTTTAGGAAATGTTTTTGGTGATTTTATTGGATAAGTCGGTCTACTATTTTCATTATCAAATTTTGTAGAATTTTCCATTACCAGATAATATCCATCTTCTAAACTAAATGTGTTTAAACCATCTTCAAAATTTATTAAATTCCTTTTAGCATATTCCGGTCTTTCAGGCCAATCAATTGAATCTAAATCTATCATATTTGAAAAATATCCATATTTAGCAGACTCGCCTGATAAATCTCTTAATTTTTGTCTATATTCTACCCATTCACTCGGAACTTCAAGTCCTTTTTCATAATTTGTTAATACAATCCAATCACATTCTTGTAGTCTATAATTTCTCTCAACTCTAAACAGTGCTTCAAGTTCTTTTTTATTATACTCTTCAATTGCAGCATCTAATTCTTCTTTACTGGGTATGTCACCACTATCAAATATAATATCTTCATATTTTAAGCCTGTTGATTTAAATTTTATATCAGGTCTTATTATCGTTAAAATAGTAGTGTAATTGTGTCTCATTTTATGCCCTATATTCGTAAACACCATCGCCAATACTTGTTGCTTCTATCGGCCCTTTAATTTCTTGAATATGACAAAAACTTACTCCACGTTCACGGTCTGTGGTTGTGGCCGAAGCATTATCTGCTGTTGTATTTACTCTCCATGTATTAGAACCCGTTGAATTTACAACTAAACTGTAAGTGACCATTTCACCTTTTTTGACATTTGGTAAATCAAAAAATTTGACATCACATGTCTGTATTGATGTAGAAGCATAATCATTACTACTAGAATATTGTCCTGGATTTGTATACACAGAATCTCTAAATCTATTATTGAGTAAATGATAAGGATATTCTATAGTGCTTAAACCAATTTCGCCGCTCAACTGTGTTTTACTTGCTGAATCAAAATATCTTGCAATATTGATATCCCAAATACTACCTTTTTCATAATTAGAATTTACAAAATCAGGATTAGTCAAATTTGATTCTTTTGCATAACCAATAGCTCTGCATGGAAATACTCCCCAATCATGCGTTCCAGTTCCTTCTCCATTTAATCCAAAAGATACCAAAAACCCACTATAATCTTCTTTTGCAACTATTGTTGTGTCAAAAATATCCATTTTGGTCATATACGTATAATAACCATCATAAATAGCATAGTTATGTTTACTATGAATCATTCTAATTTTATTTTGAATAACTGATCCTCTAGGTAAAATAACATTCTCGCTTAAATCTGCATAATTATTATGAAATTTAAATAAATTTTTACCGGTACTAGAATCAATATTCTGTAATCTTAACATAGTTCCTTAAAATGTATAATCATAGACACCTCCTTCAACGTATTCTTTTTTAACTGGTCCAGATATCTCTTGTATTATAACATAACTCACACCTCTTTCATAATTAGTACTTAAAGTTGCATTTTGAGATCGATTTAATGTAAATGTATAATTCGCATTACATTGCATAACAGCGGTATAGTCAAGATTTGTTCCTGCAATAACTTCTGGTACATCTATAAATTCCATCGTACATGTTTGAATAGGAGTTGAATTATAGTCAGAATCAGCATAATTTCCTGGATTTGTATAACCAGAAGCATAATATTGTGTTTGTGTACTAGCTTGTTCAGAACCTAACCAATGTCTTGCAACATCTAAATCCCATTGATCATAATTTTGATACTCTAATGGAGCATTATCGGTGGCATTGACTGCTCTTGCTGGAAATAAAGTCCAGTTATGATCATATGATTCACCATTAATTCCCATTCTCACATAAAAAGCACTATTATCAAATTTAGATACAATTCTTGTTTTCATTATTTCTAAGTGTGCAAAATAATCATAATATGCGCCCCCTGTTGAGTATGCATAATCTTGATGAATCATACGACATACTGTTTGAACAACACACCCTGGAGGTAATTTTACATTACTGGATAATTCAGCATAATCTCCATTTATTTTAATTGGTGCTGCTGATTCCGTGCCTGATATTCCCGTAATTGAATCAACTCTTAATATGCTCATATGTTATAATCCAAAATCTGTTCTGTAATAATCGTAAATGGAAGATATTTCGTTTGTTGACAAAAGTTTATTATATGCTAAAATTGGTCCTATATATGCTGGTGCACCTGTACCCCAAGTGCTATTCGTACTAAAATTATTACCAATTGATATAGCACCATAACTTTTTCTACCATTATAATATGCTCTTTGAACACCAGAAACAGCACCTGTTTTACCGTATGGAAAATATTTATTGAAAACTGTTAATCTAATTTCTTCGTTTAAATTGTCAGAGGCAAATGCCAACATTGTCCAACTACCGCCTACTGGACTAAATGTTGCTGAACTAGAAATATTATAATAACTTGAATTATATTCTGAATATATTCGCCAATTATTATAATCAGCGTAGTAACCTATAGTATCACCGCTCTCAGTTGTTGATGAATTTTGACAAAATAACCATCCATCCAAACTACTCTTAAAACTATTATATACAAAAAATATAAAAGTGTGTGGATTTTGACCAAAATTAAGTTCTGGACGATTTTCGAATAAATATAATGCACCACCGCCATTCGAATCAGTTCTAATTACATATTTTTTAGTATCGGGTTGTGTATTTACAAAATGATTTCGTTTCGGTGAATTTGGAATAGTTGCATGATCAAGACCATACCACTTTCTTCCATTTATCAATTCTGTAATATAATATGAACTTCTATCCCAACAATCAGGTCTATCAATATCAATCCATAATTTACAATCAGAAATATCTAATGGTCCAACGCTCTCAGTTGATATTGTTTTTAAAGCACCATTTATTCTAATTTTTGGATTATTCCAGACAATATAATCATTTGAATATGAATTAATTTCATTAGTATATAATTTATCACTTGACATTGTAGCTGTAGAATGCACATTTTTTTTGAAATTTATTTTCTGATTATCTATATTTGCAATCAATTCATTGCTATCTGAATGGTAAATATTATTTGCAACAATTGAATTTCTATTTCTTATACCCATCAGATTTTATCCTATTGTCCAAAAAATTGTGATTTGTAATAATCCACTACTTTTAATCTTTCACTTGATGTCAGAATATCATCAAAAAACATAATTGGACCAATTGCTGCATCAGCAGATGAGCCCCAAGAATCTTCTTCTACATTATTATTGGTCGTACCACCAATTATGAGAGGATGTGTTGAACTTATATTATCAAAATTTTTAACAAATGCGATATTTGCAATGTTTATGTCATCTTCATATGGTGTTGTTGGTGTATAATCAAAACTAGAATTGTCAAATTGATAAATTTTTAAATTTGTATAATTTCCTGGTGTTGCCCAATTTGAAAATTCCATAAAAACACATTGCCAAGAGTCCAATATTCCAACATTAAAAGGATTTGTGTTTGTATATGGATAATATAACCCATCAGTATAATAACTTGGATTCATGTTAGTTGAATTTATATTATTGTTTATCCACCATTCACTGCTATGATGCGCAGCCGTTAAACTAGTGGGAGTTATGGCTCTTAATTTAAAATAATCACCTGTTGATGTATTATTATACCATATCAAATAATTCCATTTTACCCCATATAAAACATCATTTGAATATGGGTTTTCATCCCAATTCGAAGAAAAGAAATTTAAATTATTATAATGAATAAAGCAAAACGTAAAATTATTAACAGTACCAGTATGAATTCTGTTGAAAAAATTAGAATCTGTTCCTATTATTCTAAGTTGTCCGCCAAATTTATTTGAAACCATGACATATATATTTGACGATACATATGGATATCCAGGTCTCTGATACACATGACTATTTGAATATGTACCATCATGTCTACATAGAACTGCTTCAAGACCCGATATTATGTCATAACAATAAAAATCGTATCTATCCCAACAACTTGTATTATTAAAATCATACCATATGCGCATTTTTTCAATACCCAAATTATTTATAGGTGATGTAACTGTTTCATATTGTATTTCTCTTTTCACATTAGTACTTTGAATTTTTGTTGTCGTTAAAACTCCATTTGTGATTTCATTTGTATTTAATGATTCGGTTTCAATTTTATTATCAACATCAACATCAACATCAATATCTACCGCATTTTCACTAGCAGATATAACGGTTTCAATATTTTCTGAATTTTTTATATCTGAAAAATATAAATCATTAAGATTATTTTTGAATCCCATTATGTACCCTTTAAAGTATCACGAAATCCCGTATATGTATTGATATCAAATAGATGTCCTTTACTGGATTGATTTTTTCCAAATAATCCAGAATCGACAAAATCTCCATTATATTCTGTAATTTCCATGCAATTGTTAACCCACCCGTATTGTCTCAGATCACCACCTATACTAGAATTAATTCTTCTATTCGTAGCATCATATGAATAAGCATATATTCTATACTTATGTTCATTAATGTCATCAACTGCTTGCGTATAAAATGTTGCGGTCGTATTATAGTAAAAATCACCTAAATTATTCTCATATTGCGCATGACGGCCTTGACCATAAAGTAACATCCAAGTGGTATCATAATTCACAACATAACGATATAAATAATATCCTATACCCGAGTTACCACCATCACCCATATCATCTGAAATAGACTGAAAATGAACTCTAAACCAATTTTTTTCTGATTTTGGTACACCCATACTAATTTCAGTATCAGGGACATAATAAATACCATTTGAGCTAGTTAAGCTTAAATTGACTGTACCCGAAGACGTAAATCTTTGATTAACAACTATTGGATTTTTAAATTTTTTATTGAAATTTATACTCTTGGTTTTAAAAGAACAATTTTTTATTTTTTTATTCTTAACATCAAAAAATTCATTATCATTGTCTTTGTCTATGATACTATCAACCCTAATAATGCTTGACATTAATACCTTTCGAAACGCCCATTTTCAACAAAATCACCATCATATTCTGTTATCTCAAAAATATTGTTATTAAAACCCCCCTTAAACATTTCATTTTCATTTGTTATTTTATTCACCCTAAAATAATTGCCGTGCATATGCACATAAACCCTAAAAGAATGTTCATCTATCGCATTTGCTGCTGGAATATAGGCCAACATATCATGGTTATTTCCCCAGTCGGACATTGCATTATCATAATTTGCATGTATACCCTGCCCTAAAACTCTAATAAATGATCCAGTTCCAACTTTACGATAAAAAGAAAATCCTAAACCGCCATTACTGCTAGAAGCGTCCTGAATAGCACTATAAAAATATAATCTGTACCAATTATTTTCTTTTTTCGGTATTCCCATATTAATTTCAGTATTACCAATATAATAATGACCTGCTGAACTATTAATGGTTATTTCTGTATCATCTGACGAAGTGAATTTATGATTTACAACAACATCATAATAATTTTCTATATCTTCTGAAAAACTACAACTTTCATCGATTACAACATTTTTTAAAGTTCCATTATCAAAAATAATTTCGTTATTTAAATTTTTAATATTATCTATTTTTAAAATGCTAGACATTAGTATCTCGTTAATAACCCACTATCAACTAAATCACCATTATATTCAGTAATCTCCATAATGTTATTTTGCCAATTGTTTCTGCGATGATCATCACCAATACTGCAATTCATTCTAAATTCTGTTTCACCTAAACCACTACATGTTATATAAAATATATGTTCATCCTTATTGTTTACAGCAGGAATATATCCATGAATAAAAGCATTCACATACCAATCGGTTATATTGTTTATATAATATGCAGCATTTCCACTGCTTTGAACCCTTTCGGGATCATTATCACCAACCTTTCGATAAATCGAAAAACCAAAACCACCAGCAACATCATCTTGATCATCGACAATTGTTTCAAATCTTACTCTATACCAATTATTTGAATTACTAGGCACTCCCATATTAATAAGTGTACCTGGCACAAAACTGTTTGCATTATAATTAATTTTGAAATTTAAATATGGTGATGTTGTGAACTTGTGTGATACTATAATATCATTTTTTCTTAAGATAGAATTAGAAATTTCGCACGATTCGTCAATTGTGATATTTTTAAATTGATTATTTCTATAATAAAAAGTTGATCCACTGCTATTTTTTAGAGAATCAACTTTTAAAATGCTAGACATTAGGGAAAATCCACAATTTCGTTTATAACTATACAACTTCTTCTTTGACCATTAAATCTAGATTCATCAGATTCGTTGGGATTCCAAATTACAAAGGGACGAGAACTTGTAGTATCAGTTCCCCAATAAACCGTAACTTGTTCGGCATAAGTCAACCCTGTTGTATGTCCCAATCCCCATATGGCGCATTCCTCATTGTTTCCACTGCCGATTGAATCTTGTCTTACTAATGTTCTTTCCTTAAATTTTTGAACATTTAAAGACTCAAATGCTAAATATAATCCACTTGCATCACAATCAACCTGATCATCTCCATGCATAAGAACTTGATATTGAATATAAGTATCGGCAAATTTTTTAGTAAATACACCAAACTGATACTCCGTATTATCTGCAATGGTTGTTCTGGTCGAATTTTCAATTACGTGTACAGCAACTATCATTCCAGGAGCATAAATACTGCCTGTATCTGTTCCTGTAATTCTATATCCTGTAGGTATTGAACCACTCAATTTTTCAATTTCTACAGTATCACTAATATTGGGTGATATTTTATCAACAGTTAGTTCAGACGCCATATGTATTCTTTTTTTCTATAACAAATTTTAAATAAATTTTATCTTGAATTGAAGTTTCAAAATTATATCCAAGCAAAGAAGAAAACAATAAAAATCTGTTAGGCTTACAAACAATTTTAAGAGCATCAATATTAATGAATTCAACATCTGATGAATCAGTAAATAAAATTCCCGTCATTAAAGTTGTATCAAAAATTTTTTCTTTTATTGCATTTCTTTGATAATTTATTGGAATTATATTCAATAATTCACAATGCTGTAAATATTTGAAAAAATAAAAATTACTTTTGATTTCAAATATTTTATTTGATTCTAAACTAAAATCTTGTAAAATGTCATTTTGTTCATCGCCATTGTTGTGTGATAACCTATCGATAGTTTTATTTTTAACGTATTCTAATCTATCTGAAAAATTATCAACCAATAAAATTTTATTAGTAACTTTTTGTGCATTCATGTATTTAATTTCCTAGATTATTAATACATTTATTTATCTATCCTGAATCATTTTTATATTAAATGCAATACTAATTCTATCATTTGTATCATTATTATTAAACGTACAGTGGGTCAACCAACTAGGAAACAAATATAAATCTCCATTTTTTGGTAAGTATTCTATACTCTGAGGGGAAATCGGACCTGAAGGGAATGACATATTTTCAACCATAATATTTGGATTTTTAAAACAAATTCCCCCAGTTTCTCTGGTGATTTGATGATAATATACCCCAGATATATCATATTGTGGATGCGAATGATATTCATGAGAAAATGTATTCGGTTCAATAATGTTTAACCATGAGTTTTCAAGACTATAGACATTATTATCTTCTGCCAAAAATGTATTCCATCTAATTTTTTTATGATATTCATTTAGAGTAGTTTGAATTTTAGTTTTTAAATTATCCATTTTAAAATCTTCAATTATATCCGATTGTATTTTATAATTCAAACCATGTTCAGTTCTTTTAAATTTTTTATTCACATAGGAGAGATATTCAAATTTCTCATTGTCATAAATTTCTTTAATAGTAGAATTTATTTCCTTATCAATCTCATTTTTTGTGTCATCGGCAGAACTTATAATAATTGGTACGGGGAATAAATTTTCAATTTTCATATATTTTTCCATTTAAATTTAAAACTAATCTGTATTTTTCATCTGTTGGTTTAGAACTGGAATGAAAATAACTACCATCAAAAATATATGCAGTATTCTTCTCGCAATTCATTATTTTTTTTACTTTAAACTTATTTTCTACCCCATATGTTACAGTATCTTTAATATTTTCACTAGTTTCTTCATACAAATAAGTAGGCGCATTAGTGGAATTAAAATAATATAAAATATTGACATGATTATTTGCCACAGGATGGTCATAGTCAAAATCAACATGAGGTGTATTTACAATAAATTTTCCTGAATTTAAAATTAGTCCTAAACGAATTCTTAAAATATCGATATTTTTTAATTTAAAACCTTCCAATAAGTTAAAATATAAACCAGTTAGCATATTATAAAATATTTCATGTTTTACTTCTGGGGGTTCTATAAAAGGTGTTCTATAGACAGTAAATCCAAAACTGTCATCATTAGTAGTTAAATCTGTTCTGACAACTGATCTTAAATAAGACCAAACATTTGAATTCAATAATTGATTTTCTAAATACAATCGATAAGAATTAGATATCACATTTCTTATTTTTCTAGTCTTCATCATAAATATGTCTTTTGATATAATCAAAATTATCTTCAAATGTAGTAACTAACTGTCGTCTGTTTTTCAAATCTTTAAAAACTTTTTGACGCTGTTCCTGTAACATGTAATAGTTTGTATTATCAGACAAAATATCAGTTTTTGTAGTTGGCAAAAAACCCATACCAGGTAAAATAAATAACATGCCCTCTAAAAAGTTTACATCAAATTTTTTATAAAAAATTGATCCTAAATTTTGCGCTGATGATATAAAAAAATCAATATAATTATTCATTTCATTATAATCATATTTTTCTCTTACGTATTTCCAGTATTTACTATCAGTTCTTCTAGATAATGCATAATGCATAGAAACAAATTCTGACAGACCTGTCAAATGTCTTTCAACTGATTTATTATAAATTGTTTTATCAATAGAATTTACTTCTAAATCATTTAATTTTAATATCTTTAAAACTCTCAATAAATTTTCATGTGTTGTAAATAATCCTGTCGATTCTAAAGGCTCAATAAATCCAGAACTTAATCCTATACTGACAATATTTTTGTACCAAGAAAATTTTCTATAACCACTGACAAATTCAATTTTTCTAAAATCATCATCTCCCGTGTCATTTGAAAATTCTTCTGCTATTTTTTCTTCATTATCAAATCTAGATGAAAACACATACCCTCTACTGATTTTATTCCATAAAGGAATTGTCCATTTCCATCCATATTTCATACCTTTACAATCAGTTACATTTTTTATATTTTGTCTCTGATCATTTTCATCGCTGTAATTTCTTCTTGAAACAAATGCCCTGTCATTTATCAGATATTTAAATGGTTTATAAAAATTTTCATTTGAATATGCATTCATTAATACTGAACTAAATCCTGTGCAATCAAAATATAAATCAGCAGAAAATTTTTGACCATCAACTATAATATGATCAATGCCAGTTTCTGATTTACCCACAAATTGAATATGACCTATAACATGTTTTACATTTTTACAGAAAAAATTTTTCAAAAAAATACCCAATTTTTCAGCATCCATGTGATATGCAACATGATATTCTGGATCGAATCCTAATATGTTTTTATTGATTTGTTTGTTATATCTAACCAATAAAGAATTCAGATTAAAAAACTCAACCATATCTTTTGTGGTCAAATCATCATAATAATTTATTAATTTACAGAAATCGTGATAATCTACACCATTATTATTATGAAAATCACCAAAAGGATATTGAAATCTGTGTCCTAATTTATAAAAGTCTGTAAATTGTATTGAGTTTTTATATGTTGCATCGCAAGAAGACATCCAATCTTTATCTTTTAAACCCAAAACCTTGAAATAAGAATTTATATGTCCCAGTGTCGATTCACCAACACCAATTGTCAGTTTTTTATTTGATTCAACAAGAGTTATATCTAAATCAGGAAATTCTTTTGCCATTAAAGATGCTGTCATCCAACCAGCACTACCACCTCCTGCTATTAAAATTTTTTTTATCATAATATATTCCTTAGTCAAATTAAATTGAAATTAACAACTGCTCTAATTCCATTTGTGGGTCGATATGATGAATGATATCTAAGACCATTAAATATAACTGCTCTACCTTTTTTTGATTCTACTTGTTTATAAACATTCATTTCATTTACTTCGTAATATTTTGTTAGATATTTTAATTCTTCCTCAGGGGGTAAAAAATTATTAGTAAATGTTGTTCCACCATCACAAGTGTTTACATAGTATATAAATGCAATATGATAAGTTGGTATGTCAATGTGATATACATCTTGATTGAGATTAGGAGATGGTGTTGTTAAAAAAATTCTACCTCTTTTTAAGAAGCTAACTTTTCTTTCAATTTTTTTCATACCATCATGAATTAACGGAGCAAAAAAATAATCAACAGGTTTTCGTGGAAAATTTACAGTTTCATCTCTAAATAAATGACAAAAACCAAAATTTTTATTTTTTTTACTGTTTATATGTCCAACATCTTCAATAAATTTATAATCAATATCTTCACCGAATACAACATCTTCAATTAAATTTTGATACTCTTCAGAAATAAAATCATCAATGATATGAATATCATCTAATGGCATTATACAGGTTCTCATTTAATTGTAATCCCGAATCAAATAATCTTGTTTTAAAAGTTTTTTCACATTCATGACAATTCCAGCACTGTGATTTACATGTCTTTAAAATTTGTTCTAATCTTTTTCCTTCATTCGTTTTCCATATACTTTTTACAGAATATATAGAATCAATTTTATCTTTATAATCAGTATATTCATTTAGAGCATAACCATGTAACCAAGCATGTATTGGCTGTAAGTCGTTTTCTATAATTTCAGAAAAACAATTTGAGAATATAGTATCATCATTATTCATTTTAAATATTGAATTAGAAGTCAATCTGCTAACATTATCTGTTTCCGAGAAAAACCAAACTAATTTATAACTATCTGATACATCTGGGGAAAATGGTAAAGTTGTAAATCTACCAGAAAATTTAAATATGTCAACTAATTGATTAAATTCTTCAAATACTTCTTTTGATGATGCTACTAGATCAATTCCATTTCTAGGAATCAATCCAAAATCTGTAAACCTCCAATTATCGCATGACAACTTGCTCAATGTTCCAAAGTATTGAGCACTTATAACTTCACCGATAGAATCATGTTCTTTCTTAAATGGACAATTATATATACATGATTCAGAAATCAGCAAACAAATTTTTGCTTTTTTCGCTGGTTTATATTTTTCATTAAAATAATCGACTGCTTTTCTGATTTTTTTGAGTTCTTTCAAATCACGATTTAATCTCCTATCGATCATTATTGTATTGTAACCATTAAATAATAAATCAATGACTGATTGAGCATCTATAACTTTTTGATTTACAGTATTTTCCCATCTCATTTCGGGAAAATTTCGTTGTAATAATTGACTTGCAAGAAGATGTGGTGATGCTAATATGCATTGTCTCAATCCTCTTTCATAAAATTCACCTATAAACTCAATAAATAATTTTATAACTCTCTCATCATACAATAATTCATGAGGAGTTTCTAAACTATTCAATGTTAAACAAATTGGAATATCAAATTCTTTCTGAATTCTAAAAAGATTGTCAATCTGTTCAGGAGTTGCTTCTAACCCCATAGCATTACCATAATTTTTTTCTATACCATTAAAAGTATATTTAAAAAATTTGCCAAAATATATATCATTGATTTCGTTTTTAAATTTTTGTGATGAGTTTTTTATTAAATTATAATAAGTATTTGGATGAGAAATACCCAAATTATCATAATGAGGAAATTTTATTTTTCTATACATTATCTCTTGTGACATTATCTTTCACCCGTTTTACATGATTAAACCATTCACCATTTTTTGATAGTGTACCCGTTTCGTTCAATTCTTTCCAAATCATATCTAATTGATCACCAATTGTTCCATATTCTATAGCTCTCGCTACATTTAATCTCATTTTAACTGAGCTATCTTTTTGAAATTCAACAAACATATTTTTATCAACATCAAATCGATGTGTAGTAGTTCCTATACTATCATCAATAAGACTAATCCATTTGAAACCATCAGGATTAACATCAAATAATTTTCCTTCTTCTCTTATTTCACATATTCTTCCATTTTCATTTAATGAAATTAGTGCATATAACATATTATAGAATCTCCTAATAATATTCGTGAACTATTACTATTCCTGTCATGCCAGGATCACCATTAGTTGCTGTATCAGTCACTCCACCAGAACCTCCTGCACCTGGCGCTGCCTTATCAGTTCCGGTGTTGTTAGCATTGTTACTATGGCGTCTTCCGGATGGACCACCAAAATAAGATATGCCTCCACGATTTGAGCCCCAATAACCCGAACTATTTCCGTGTCCCCCACCTTTTCCACCATATAAATTCACATCACCTCCTGATCCAATACCTCCTCTACCCCCTTCATGCTGAACATTTCTATTAGCACCGTATCCGCCTGTAGCAGTTAAATAAGAACCGAAAGATGTTGTTCCTCCATCACCGGCCCCAGTATAGTAAGTAACAGTACTACCCCCACTCCCGACAGTCACAGAAACTTGTGACACATTTCTAACGTCTATGTATTTTTCTGAATATCCACCAGCACCACCAGATTCAAGATATCCTGCCGCTCCTCCGCCGCCGCCTACAAGTTGAACTCTGATGAATTTACATCCTTCTGGTCGTCTCCATGTGTGACTTCCTGATGTTTTGAATACTTGTGCTGTTTTAGGTGTAATACCAGTAATTTTTTTATTTGATATATTGATTGACATTGTTATTCCTAATCATAATATTCATGCACAAATACTGCACCAGCAACACCTCTATTACCTCTTCTATTGCTGCCATCCGTAACACCTCCAGCACCACCGGCGCCTGGTGAAACATTATAACTTCCATCATAACCGACTTGTTGATAGTCTGGATATCCACTCCTTAATGCTGATGAACCACCCCCAAAATACGATGCACCACCACTATTTGGAGTTCCGGCACCCATACCATTTCCGTGTCCCGCACCTTTTCCACCATAAATGTTTAAGTGTCCTCCCTGACCAATACCCCCTCTGCCACCTTCATGTTGAGAATTTCTATTAGCACCGTATCCGCCTGTAGCAGTTAAATAAGAACCGAAAGATGTTGTTCCTCCATCACCAGCATTACCATAATACAATCTATTACTACCTCCAGAACCTACATTTACTTGTACTGTTTCAACGTTTTTTACGTCAATATATTTTTCTGAATATCCACCAGCACCACCACCTTCACAATAACCTGCTCCTCCGCCGCCACCGCCAACGATTTGCACATATATACTTGTACATCCTTCGGGTTTTTCCCATAGATGTAATCCTGGCAAAATATAAGAACTTATAGTTTTTGCACGACCTATAGCAGTATTTGAGCTTCTACTTTTTATCATTCTCCCTCATACCTATGAAATTCATGAATTAAAATAATTCCGTGTCTCCCAGGATCACCAGTAGCTGTCTTATCAGTCACTCCACCAGAACCTCCTGCACCAGGTGCAGCATTTTGTTCCCCAGTATTATTGTTACTATCACTATGTCTTCTACCAGAAGGTCCTCCAAAGAATGATGATGCTCCTGTATTAGGACCCCAATAGCCCATACTATTACAGTGACCACCCCCTCTACCCCCAGGCAAGTTTATATCCCCCCCAAAACCTATACCCCCCGCACCACCTTCGTGTGAACCATGTGAATTTGCACCATAACCACCTGTTGCAGTTAGATAAGAACCAAATGAAGTTGTGCCCCCACTATCTGATGGAACTTGAGGGGAAGAAGTATATGTACGAGTCAAACCTCCTGATCCAACAGTAACTTGTACGCTGTCAATTCCTGTGACATCGATATATTTTTCTGAATATCCACCAGCACCACCAGATTCACAATAACCAGAGGATCCTCCGCCTGCGCCAACAAGTTGCACTCTTATAAAAATACATCCATCTGGTTTTATCCAAGTATCATTTCCAGGTTGATCAAAAACTGTGATGTTTTTTGGATAAACACCACAAACTTCATCTCCGCCACTTCTGGATGTTATTTTGCCCATTAAATCTCTTCTAAAACCAATTTATATTTTTTACCATTTTTCTTATTGATTAAAAATATATTATTTTCGCCTTCTTGAAAAACCCAAGATCCTTTTGTGCCATCAATATCATTTCCTTGATGATGAATTCTGTCATTAGACATAATAAAATCAGCAACACTTAAATTTTCACAGTATATATCGCCAGAAAATGTAACAGTATCAACATTTGCAAAAGGTCTTATGTGATCTACTTTAATCGTACTCATATAATAGTCCATTCTCCCAATACTGTTACTGTCACATCTTTACCTACTTCAATTGTTCCGGTTGATATTCCATTTACTCCTGCTGGAATTTCAGTGTCTTCATCAATCAGAGAAGAGTTTGTTCTTATGATAGAATCTTTACCCACATATGGAGCATTTTTTTTGGTAATCAACTCATTCAATTCAGGCTGCTCAGTGTTATCTCGTATAAAACTTGTACTAGTTAATGTTCCTTGTATCTTTCCGCCCGAAGCAGAAATAGGATTTGCTGTTAATTCACTTGATCTAATTAAAAAATCTATAACTATTAAATCACCAGTATTCAATCTAGATGAAAATGTTAAAACATTACCACTTTGCACATAATCTGTTTGAGAAACAACATGCATACCATTTACATAAACTTGATATTGAGAATATGAACTTGGTAGTGATAAAGACATGCCAGTATCATCTTTTCCAAAAACTTTAGTCGATGAATTTAATAAAGTTTTTCTCCAAGATTTTACTTGTTTTGATTCAAAGTTTAAACCACCAATATATGCCATATTATGTTATCTCCAATACTGAAATATATATATCTAATCCCCCAGGAGAACTAGTTCTTGCGATCAATGAATCCTTTGACTTCAATACATATTTTTGACCTGAAGAAATTTCTAATGTAGTATATGCTGGTATTGGAACATTATTAAAAATAGTAATATCTTCATTTGTTTCTGTAACCAAAGAACCATCAACAGTTTTTGTTTGATTGGTATCAGAATTTAAAAATAAATACGCTCCAATAGTATCCGTAGATTTATTAATCAAAGAAACACTAATTAAGATAGATGTCGTACTATCAGCACAAGTATAAATTACTGTGTTCGCATAAGATTCTAATGCTAAAGAACTTGTGATTTCGCCGCTGTTAATTCCTGTTTCTAATAATATTTTATCGCCTAAATCATTACCATCCGCATTATTATTATAAACAAAATATTCTGTTGATATATTTTTTCTTGTTTTATTTCTAAAGCTATTAGCCATTATCAATTATCCTAATGCGATAGATAACGCCAAAACGTCATCAATAGTAGATATTTCTTGATTATTTAGATAAACTTTGGTTGGAATGTTACCAGATTGCGTTACTATATTAAAATCTGAAGTGCCATCCCACCCTGTTGTTGCATGATATTGTATTGACCCCGAATCACCTTCTGGTGATCCCGATCCATTTGCTCCAGAAGTCCCTGATGATCCATGTGATCCGGAATGACCAGCAGAACCTGATGATCCAGAAGATGCATCTCTACCTGATGAACCAGAAGATCCAGTCAATCCTGATGATCCGGAGTGACCGGTTGATCCTGACGTTCCACTAGTTCCTGATTCACCAGAAGTGCCTTCGCCAAATGTTAATGAAACATATCCACTCTTACTATCCCTAAAGGTTAAGCGAACTGTATTATTATCAATAAACCTAACAGTTTCTGTTGCAATGACATTATAATCTGAATCAACAACTGTCATCGCCAAAGGTCTAGAGCCCAAATTATGATTGATTGTCCAAACGTATCCCGACATCAATGTTGATATAAATGAGCCGCCATCTGCACCAGAAGTGCCGGATGTTCCAGAAACTCCTGATGAACCAGAAGATCCAGCAGATGCATCTCTACCTGATGAACCAGAAGAACCCGCTGAACCAGAACTGCCCGCTGAACCTGAAGAACCTGCTGATCCTGAACTACCCGCTGAACCAGAAGATCCGGAACTACCAGAAGTTGTTACACCTTGTCCAACCAAAACATAACCAGTTTGTGCTGTAGCGAAAGTTATTGTAATCGTATTATTATCTGTAAATTCTACATCACCAGTTGTAATTCTATCATAATTGGAATCTAAAATTTCAACATGTAATATACGAGTGCCTGTATTATGATTTACTGTCCATGTGGCACTAGATATAGATTGTGTATGTAGATACGAATATCCGGATATTCCTGAAGAACCTGATGATCCAATACCAGATGTGCCAGAAGAGCCTGATGATCCTGATGACCCAGTATATCCGGAACTACCGGACGAACCAGAACTTCCAGATGATCCGTCATCGCCTTTTAAATATAAATCAGGAAATTTTAATGACTCTGGCATTTATTACCTTAGAACACTCTCATTAATAGTTTATCTCCACTATCAGGTGTAATTTCCAACTTAACAGCATTTGCATCACTTTGTGCGGTTGTTATTTCAGTAAATATGCCTCCACTATAATTTCCTGATCTATAGTCATAATTGCCTGAAGTTAAATTGTTACTACCATCAGTATCAGTTGATGATGTTATCATTGGAACTAATGTGATACCATTGAGGTTAACATCAATATTTCCAGCATGATGATCTATTTCAAATATATCAGTGCTGCCAGACGCAGTAAAAACGTTTAGTCTCGATCTATGTAATCCATTATATTTTATATAAGGCATTTTATATTCCTGTACTGCTTATTGTTACACTTGCCACAGATGCTGTATTTGCACTCATAATTATTTTATCATTTTGATCAAGCAATATTCTGGACTGTTCAAAAATATAGGTATCTGTAGCATAAATTATTAAATCTTTTAATACTTGTGAACTAGATCCTGAAGAAGTTCCGATATACATTTGAACTTTTACATCATCAGTCGTACTATAATTACAAATAAAAATTGCTGTTACCGCAGAATCTTGAGATGCTGTAAAAACATCAGTATCAGAAGTACCTATAAGTGAGTTATCTATTGCCATTTTAGAATATCAATCCATATGTTATTGCTTTTTTTCTGGAAACTAATTCATCAGAATCTAAACTATTTTTGAAATAAATTCCAGTTCCACCAGCGCCTGGTGCTTTACTATAAAGATTACTTGATCCAGAAATAGCATCAGGATCTGTTGTTCTGGTCACTAAAGACATAAATCCAGATGAACCTGATGTTCCTGTTATTGATATATATCCGTTTATGTAAAACTGATTTCCATTAAATGTTAAATTAGATTGACCGGTTGCAGAACCATCACCATTTAAGGTTATTAATCTGTATTGAGCTTCATCAATCAAAGATAGCAACCCTGAAGTGCCTGAAGATCCAGTAGATCCTGAAACTCCAGATGAGCCGCTTAATCCAGAACTGCCTGATATTCCTGAAGAGCCAGATACACCAGAAGAACCAGATATACCTGATGAACCGCTTAATCCAGAACTTCCAGATGATCCTGATATTCCACTTGATCCTGAAGAGCCTGATGAACCTGAACTACCTGCTGAACCTGAAGAACCAGCAGATCCTGAACTACCTGCTGAACCTGAAGAACCTGATGATCCAGAAGATCCCGCTGATCCTGAAGAACCAGCAGATCCTGAACTACCTGCTGAACCTGAAGAACCTGATGATCCAGAAGATCCCGCTGATCCTGAAGAACCTGA